ACTTGCGTAGGTTCTGCAGGTGTTGGTTCAGTCTGAGTTGGCTCTGTTTGTGTTGGTTCTACTGATGTGTTTGGGTCACTTGAGTAACTTGACACATCAAATGGATTGATGTCTTGCTCTGCCATATTGGTTTATTTTGTTATGCAAATATATAAATTATTCTGCTTCAGTTGCTTGCGCCTCTTCTTCTTGTTCAGTTGCTTGCTCTTGTTGCTGTTGCATAGCCATTTCTTCTTGTTGCTTCTTGGTAAAATATTGAGATACCAAAGTTTGTAATTCTTCAGAAAGTGGTCTACCAAGTTCAAAAGATTTAAGTAACGCAGTTTGAATAAATTCTTGTTGCGATAAATCTTGCTTCATCTTCATCTCTGTAGATACTACAGCAATTTTACTTTGAGCTTCTACTTGTTGTAATTGAGCATCTGCTTCAGCTTTAGCTTGAATAGATTGTTGTTGAGACTGCGCATTCATTTCTGAATTTCTTTGAGCCTTCTCCATCTCAGCCTTTTCTTTATTCTTCTTAGCTTTTGTAAGATACATTTCAGCAAGCTTAGTATTCTTGATGCTACGAATTCTGAATGCATCTTCAAATTCCATCATACCTGCAGACAATGCTGTTTGAATCATACCCTCTAAGAATTGTCTTTCTTTCTCATCAGGCATTACTTCAATCTTCACATCAAATTGTCTTCCTGATACTTTTTCTGGACTAAGATATTCTGAATATTGTCTTCCTCCGTAAGAAACAGAATCGTATAATAACAATGAAATCTTAAATGCAGTTTGTTGATATAAACTTAAATATGCATCATATATGAAGTCAGTAGCATTATTAGATGCTTGAATCTGAGATTGTTGTACACCTAATCCTAATTTAGGATTTACTTGTGCACCTTCTCTATATTCATTTACGCCAATCTCATCTCTTAATCTATCCAAGTAGTGATTGTAAACCATAATTAATTGTTGGATTTGGCTTACACTACCAGTATTAGGAGCTTCTTGAATAGGCACTCCGTTTTGGCTATCTCCATCTTCAGTTCTACGCTTGTAGTAGATGTTACCTGTTTGGTCATAAACAGCTTGCAACTCTAACGGACTCAATGCTTTAGCTTGCCCAATATTAATATCAGACAATGAGTCAATATCTATAATTAAACCTGAAGGTCTAAGTTTTGCAATTAATTGTTGAATTTTCAAGTGAGCTAAAGTCATCTGACGAATAGAAGTCTCCATTCTCTCAGGAATAGCCATATTCTCTAAATCCAAGTTCTCGTGCATATACACACTATAGCTAAAGAATGCATCAGCCATTCCCTTTGTATTAGAAGGCTTAATCATATTCTTAGCTACTCCCCACTCTAGCATAGTGTCTGTATTTAAAACATATACGCCACGATAGATAACATACATATCCTTGGTAATCAACTCTTTATTATCTCCAAGTCTTTGAGGAACTTTATCTTTTTTCTCTACAATTACATTACCAAACTTATTGGTTTTAGCTTGGTACATCATTGTATCAATTGTCTTTATCTCGTAATCTAACACATCTACAGTCCAATCATCGTATGGTCTATCAATAGAATATCTAAATCTATCGTCCCATTTAACAGACTGAGTATATTGTTTAGCTTGTTTAGCTAATTGCCAAATTTTCTCTTCTGGCATATTAGGATATTGGTTTCTAATGTCTACTAATTTCATAGACAATACCTCACCTATAAAAGAAACGTCACGAAAATCATCGTAGTTAGAGAAACCATAAAAGCTGTTCTCAGGAACTACACGTCTAACATTTATCTTCCCTTCTGGTCCTGTTCCTACTTTTGTAGCTCCTAAGCCAGTTTCAGATATATCTTCTAATATCTTACGCTTGATTACAGGCCACCCATTTTCATAGAATACATAATCACAGCCTTTTTCAAATAATATTTCTTCAGGTAATTGATATTCAAGCCCAAAGTATAATTCTAATTCATCATAGTCAGCTGGGGTAAATCCTCCGTCAGCCATTAATTTTATGCCAACTTGTTGTTCAATACCTTTCACTTCATCTCCAAAGTTCATTCTGAACTCAGCCTCATCTCTATCATACTTTTTTCTTTCAATAGAAATTGGGTCAATAGCTGTAGCACGAACTTTCTCGTCACGCTTCATAAAACCACCAATAATAACCTGCATAAACTTAGGAGCAATCGCAGGTGCTTTCATATCTAGGTTTACAAACGCCTCTTTACCATCTACATTTAACAAGTCTAAAAACTCTTGCATAGGCTGTTTACCCCTAGCAAACTTTCTGTTCTTTTCAAACTTTTTGTTACGTCTACTGAAATAACCACTATTATAGGCTTTTTGCAAGAACTTAGATATCTTTAAGCCTTCTTCAGTATCTCTTTTCAACTTGGAATTGCCAAGGTGGAAATTTAGTATTTCTTTTGATGTTTCTTTATTATCGCTCATAAGTATAGCAAAAGTACAAAATTACATTACACAGTAATCTTGTATGTTTTTAATGGTAAGGAAGCTAGTTTAACTTCTTCCTTGTGACTTTCCAAAGATACGCCAGAAAGTAGACTAATCATAAAGGCAATGCTTCGGTCAAAAGGAGTACGATTCTCGTGGTCGTAAGCTAACAACTCTTCTAACAAGTCATTAAAGTATATTTTGTGGCAATGGTTTTCTATATAGGATATAGCAGTATCAAGCTGTCTAGCCATAGCAAATGCGTCAGCAGAAGCAACCCCATATTTACCTGGACCTCCTTGTCTTCTCTTAAATCTATCTACAGCTGCTTGAGGGGTTTTAAGAAGAAATGCTCTAAATCCTTTATTTTGGAAATAGTCTACAAAGTCATCACCGACATCATTCTCGTAGCAAGCCTTGTATCCATAAAATACAGATGCTTTTAACATTTCATCGTGGAACATACTTTTCAACCTAGGTCTTCCTACATACTCGGCAATAGGCATCCCTGTATTTTCAGGGTCTTTCATATCTAGCTTCTCAAATATGTAACAAGCTCCCATAGAACCTTTACCACTAATTACAGATGACTTAAATGGGTCAATACCACTAGAATATATATGGTTGTTAGCAGGGGTCTTTACTCCTCCAATTTCAGTCCACTTATTTTGCATCTCTTTAGGAGGGAACTTATGTATTAGCCAATTCCCTTCTTTATCATCAGACCAATCTACTGTCTTATCATCTTTCCAATAGAAACGAACTCTACGCATAGCAACTCTTTCTTCTTTTAAGAAGTCTAGTTGGTTATATATTTTTTCAGCATTAAAGTAGCATTTCTTAGAGTCAATCATAAAAGCCTCGTTTTCATCAAAAGGATTCATACGAATCTCTTCAGACAACTGCTCTTTATCTGTAATTAACTTACGCTGATTGATAAGGTAGTCTTTACTACCCATTTCTATTTTGATGCCAAATCTCTCGTAGATATACTTTTTTTGTCTTTCAGTAGGAGCTTCTATAATAGACTTTCCATACTCATCTATAAAACCTTCATATCCATCGTATGCAGGACAAAAGTATCTGTACAATCCAGAAGCAGTCATTGGGTTTTCAAAATGGTTAGATGCATCATATAATTTCTTGTACGGCTCACCACCAGACTTAGCATCGTTGGCTGTAGATGGTATTAAACAGAATCCTACTTTAATTGCACCACGACCCATTGTCTTTTTTACGATAGGCCAATATTGGTTTACTGAAACCTCTTTAGGCCACTTACCAGCCTCGTCCATTAGTAAAGCCGTAACACGACCTGAATCGTACGAGTTAAGGGCAGTATTCTTAAAATTGATTTTTGACTCCAAGCCAATGTCATCATCAAATACCTTTCCCTTCTCGCGACCCTTCGCCTTACGTTTATCTTTTTTCTTTTTGAATACCAACTCTGTCTTAGTCTCTTCATCTTCTGCTCTCGGTTTTAAAAATATAGGTAAGTTACGATAGCCGTTCATTACCATATATACAAACGCATCACTGGCATCCTTACCTGTCTTAGATATGATACCACAGAATGATTTACGTTTAGTGATTGATTTCCATACCAGATATGCTGTAGCTTGTGAGGTAGCACCTTCACGACGCTTCTTAATCCTTACTATACCAAAACAGTAGGGTAATGATTCAGCGTAATCTTGGAAATAAAAATATTTTCTATCTACATCTCTATAGTCT